CGCTAATTATATTTATACCGGAATCTTATTGGATGCAAACGAAAACTTCGTCGAGATAAAAGACCCCGCGATTGTTTATGAAACCGGAGATTTTACAAATAAAGAGTATACTGACGAGCAAAAATTAAATATGGAGACTTATTTCATCCAAATGGGCTTCATTGAATCCTTTGGATTAAAGAAATGAAACCTTCAAGGTCCTGGTCAATGTCAGGTCCCTGGTCAAGGTTAGGGCGAAGGTCCTGGTCAAGGTCAATGTCAATGTCAAAGTCAGGGTCAAGGTCAAGGTCAGGGTCAGGGTCAATGTCAAGGTCAAAGTCCTGGTCCTGGTCCTGGTCCTGGTCAGGGTCAAGGTCAAGGTCAGGTTCAGGGTCCTGGTTCTGGTCAAGGTCAAGGTCAAGGTCAAAGTCAAGGTCAGGGTCAGGGTTATGGTCCTGGTCAAGGTCAAAGTCAAGGTCAGGGTCAAGGTCAGGGTCCTGGTCAGGGTCCTGGTCAATGTCAAGGTCAGGGTCAGGGTCAAAGTCCTGGTCCTGGTCAAAGTCAGGGTCAGGGCCAGGGTCCTGGTCCTGGTAAAGGTCAGGGGTCTAAATTACTGAAAAAAATCAAGGGGGAAATGGAACAAATAAAATTACCTAAAAAAATAAAATCAAGGTCAAGGTCAGGGTCAAAGTCCTGGTCAAAGTCAATGTCAGGGTCAGGGTTATGGTCAGGGCCCTGGTCAAGGTCAAGGTCAAGGTCAGGGTCAAGGTCAGGGTCAAAGTCCTGGTCCTGGTCAGAGTTATGGTCAAGGTCAGGGTCAAGGTCCTGGTCAGGGATCTAAATTACTGAAAAAAAAGTATCAGAAACAGGAACCAAAGGCGGCGTGATTCCCCCTTAATAATATATTGAACGGATAAATTTAAATGTAAAATAAATATTGACATTTAAATTTTTACATGCGGTGGTTTTTTTTAAATTAAAACAAAAGGAGAAACAATGGTTCCTCAATAGGAACCAATAGAAAATTAAGAAAAGAATTAGTTGAGAATAAGTGGCTTATTACTTGGAATATGCATTGAATTGATAAAGAAACCAAGAGGCTGAGTGAGAAACATGTAACGGCCTATAAACTTTTACAGTAAGCAAAGACAACCATTTGACTTCTTCTATAGTCAAACTAGATCTTTTGGGCAGTCGTCAAACGACTACTACAATATAATAATTAACTATATAAAAATTAATCTTATATAAGATTTAGTAAATAACATACTCCTTCAAATTTGAAGGGGAAAACATGAAAGAAAAATTTATTTTAATAATACAAATAAAGATTGGTATTCTACAAGATTATATATAACCTATATTCAAGTTTAAACACTCAGTTTAAACATAGCATAAAATCAAAGAGGGAACAATCTGTTATATAGATTGTGATGATGTACTAATCTAATCTAATTCAATATAAATTAAATATTAATCTTGAAACAAGATCTAATGATCTAGTTTCATCTCAAAGGGAAAATATGAAATACCTAACAATCTTGATACTTTTTTTATTTTTATTTGGCTGCAAATCACATCCTGGAGATGATGATTCACCAGTAGATGATTCACCAGTAGATGATTCACCAGTAGATGATTCACCAGTAGATGAAATATCTTTAACCGTAGATTTATCGGGTAACAGCCTTGTTATGATCGACAGCACCGAACTGGCATCAAACCAAACAAACACAGCCTCTAAATACATGCTGGCTGAAAATTCAAACTGTCTTACTGCTGCCGACATTTCAGGTGATGTAGCAGAGTCAATTATCAGTGATCCTAGTCTGTGCATCACTGATTTAGAAAAAGTTGATGCGTATGGCGGGTTTCTGACATGGTATGATGTTTCAGACGATTCTATTGTATATTGTGGAATTATAAATAGGGATGGAACAGTCTGGGATACAACAGGCGAATGCCCTGTCCAAAATGGAGGATTTAGCAATAATAATGCGCTTCATAGGATATCGACATACATCCTTCACGGATTGTCAGAAACGGGCGATTATGTGGAGTACGATCAAACCAATGACAAAGCAACCGTTTTAATTACCGACGCTTCAGGAGACATTAATCATGTAACTAGAATTGAACACGACAATTACATGAAATACCTTTATAAAATTAATGGTATGACAAAAGAAAAAATGAACGGAGAGGTTAAAGAAATTCCTGAACTTGAAGATATTCATTTTCATGCTATTGGCACTAATTTGCAATATTCTATAGAGGGTGAAAACAAATTCAGACGTGCTTATTTTGATAATGATGGTATGATTACAGTAGGACCCGCTGGAGTTTACATTGAATATCATTCTTCTCCTGTTCCAATAGCACTGGCAGAGTGGATCAATGATTCCAATAGTTCTGGAGGGCCACCATCAGGTCCAATTATTAATTCGAGTTTAAATAATTGTGATAGTGTAACGATTGATGCTACAGGTGATGCCACAACAGATACAACACTTATATTTTGTCCTAATGGATATTATAAATATACTGATTCTTCTTCAGATATAGAAATCGTTGATTTATGCGCTTTAGGAAATTGCGGTCGATCTGACACATCCATTATGTGTACAACATCAGCAAATATTTATTTTTTCACACCGTTTACTCGCGGTGAACTCTTAACCGGATTAAGATTGACAAAAATAGATCCTGTCAACGAAGAATGGCAGCAAATATTTGATATTTATTCAGTAAATAATTCTACGAATGTAACAGAGGAACAAATAGAGGACTATAAAATTCTTTCTATGGGATGCGACGGAAGTATAGTAACCGCACTGATGTCTGGCCGGACAATTCTCATAACCAACGCTGATGATGCAAGTCCTGATGTTTTATATCTTCCTATTGTAGCCTCTAGTGCTATTTGATATATGATGGTTTTTCAGATTTAGACGGATTATCTGTATAAATTATCTGATTGTGATATTCTAATAGTTCTATCCTCTTATCTTCCCTCTCTTGTTGTTCTGTCTCTGAGAGAGGGAATTCCAACGGCCTGACATACGTTAAATCAATCCACTCCTGAAGTTTTTGAGAACTCCACGGTTTGATTACTTCAGTTCTCCATTTCTCAGGATTCGATTTATATTCAACCAACAAATCAGCTGCATCTTTTACCCGTTTTTCTTCATCTTCAATCTCTTTTTTAGTTCGACCGATCCAATTATATTCTTCATAAATTGTTTTTTCACCATCATATGGCATAAGATACATAAATTCGTCTAAAAATGATGGCGGAACTCCTTCGCTTGTTTCAATGAAATGCTTATATTGTTTGATCAAATTTTTTAATTGATCATGAGTTTTGATATTTTCTGTTTTATTAAAATCCATTTTTAAGCTCTTTGATATACATAAATTCCAGTTGAATCAGGCCGTGGTTCATTGCCAGGTTTGAATAGTTCCAGCGTTATAGTATTACCTGTATTGCCTCCACTGAATAGTTCCGGGGCCGAGTATCCATCTTCATTCAATGTCACTTCTGTAGGAGCTGTGCTATTTAAATTTACTTTATTTCTAAATTTTGTGATTGAATTATCTTGTTCTAATTGGTTACTACCACCAGATGCGCCAGAATTATCCATTGTAACTGGAATAGATGCAGCCGTTGACGTTGCCGTGACCTCAATTAATGTCAGTCCGTCAATCATAGTAGCCACCGACCCTGATGTGTCCACATCTTTTAGAATTGTTGTTCCAGGAATCACACTAGAAGCTTCAGGTATCCCTTGTGAATCACCACCTGAAATCCGCATCCCATTTTTTATATTTGTAATAGATGTAAATATGACAGTAGAACTTGAAATTATAAAAGAGGCTGTACTTAAAACAGAAATCCCATTGACATCTGTTCTTTCATGAATATCAGGATCATCAGATGATATTCGCCTTGAAAACCCAACCCATTTGTTGACTTGAAATTTATATGCCAGTGCGCCGGGAAAAGTAAACCTACTTCTAGTCTCATCAAATGTTGCTCCGTTTGAAATAAGGCCGCCTAAATAAACATTTAAATCCCTAAACCATGTTTTCGTTAAATTAGATGCATCCTCTATCCAATCTAATGCTTGGCTGTTAACTTCGATTAAATACGGATTTGAAGGTCTATTATCTGTATAAATAATTTCTCCCGTCTGCGCCGGATCGTAAATTACAATATTGTTATATTGGATTTTCACCCCGCGGCAATGATTCACAATTAATCTCCTATCTTCCTCTGATAATTCATTTTCATCAAATTTTAAACTGCCTCGAATTTTTATAGTAGAACCGCTTTTAACATTTGGTGAGAATATGATTTTATCTGGTACACCTGAGCCAAAATTTAGCTCAATGCCTTTGAGCATACCTATTTGTAGCCTCAATGATGAGATAGGAGTTAGCAACAAATTTGAGGTTATTTCAACATCATGAGCCATCAATATTCTGTCATCGTTTTCAAGTGTGACCGCAGCATCATTTGCATCAAGTGGTGCGCCCGTCGCATCCGTATAAAATGAGGCGGTTTTAGCCACTTTTACTTGATTTTCGTTCCCCCAAACATGGTCTGTATCTTTAGTGAAAATAATTTGATTAAACTCTTTTCTATCAATTTTTTCGACTGAAAATCCTGAAACTTTTCTTGCCGCTATTTCTGCTGGTGTTGCCCTTACATCTGGATCTATGGCTATAGGATCGCCCATTTAAAAACCTTCTGATAATATTCCGCCTGTAAATGCCCCTTCGGACAATCCTTCCTGTGAGTTTAATTCTGGACTAGATAAATTGCCCAATGTAAATTCTGTTTGATTGTTTATAGATAACAATAATTGATTCCCACCTTGTTTTGCACTTTCTAATGTTTCTCTAATTAATGCTAATTCTAAAGTAGAAGGAATAACCGTAACAACGGCATTCATTTTGAATGCCGCCGATTGAAATTCAATTAAAGATATTAATGAGGACCCTGTAAGACTTCTATACAATCCTTTTAGTGTAACAATATCGCCGCTTCTAGAAAGTACTGTTATTCTAGCCAACAAAACAGTTCTATATTTGGCATCTGATTGCCCGGGGATTCTTTCAAGATCTAATAAATTCCCAAATATATCATCTAACTGAGACCCAATAGCCTCGAATATATTTATATTTGCATAAACATCTTTCTGTGCATCATGAAGCTCTTGAAGCTCTGGCGTTATAGTATTTACAAGGGCTTTAATGTTCGGTGAGAATTTGATCCATTCGTGAAGAATTTGAGCACCGCGGTCTTCATCAGTTACATAATTAAATTCACCAAAGACTTTCTCTAATTCTGCACTCATAAATTCGTTACCTCTGTTCTTGTTGAATCAAAATCAGATTTGTTTGTTACTGAAATAACTAAAGTAGTATCCGTAACTGGATTGTCTAAAATCCCAAAGAATAAAGTATACGTAAGGATTCCAGGAATACTCGTTACCGCTTTTTGTAATCGAGGCAAAGTTACATCATCACCGATTTCAAATGTGTCCCCTTCAGCCAATATAGCATTTTCTATTAGATCATTATCGGTTCCCGGGGTATAAATAAGGGGATCATGTGATGTCACAACAACATCCACAAAAATTGGCACTATTGTTGGTCTTGAAAATCTTATTGGAAAAGTTTGGCCATCGATAGGATCAGTAAATATCCCTGATTCTGTACCGTCTGTAAAAGTTCCGGCTCCTTTTTTAATCCCTAAACTATCTATTATGTCCTGATCTGCTCCGCCTTCGACTAACGCTCTGATTGAGTGCGGAGGAAGCCCATTACTGTCTGTCAAACCCGTATCATTTTCAAAAACTGCGGACGATGTTACAGAGGGAACCGTAAGTAATACGGCCTTGATTGAGACAACCGTTCCCGCACCTACCGCTGAAAGTCTGGTTCCTAGTCCTATTCTATACTCTTCATCAGTTTCATCAAAAGTACCCGTGGTAGCATCAATAAGATTAATTATTGATGCTATACCGCTAGGGAGAACTCCCTGATTTAAGGTTCCTGCTATTGCCACAATTGGTCCATCATTCAGGGCTGTCATTGTAATTATTTGCGGGCTAGTAGTCGTGATGGTTTCTACAAGTGTTTGGAATGGTTCATTTGTGCTGGATACCGAACGGATAAAATTGATAGGAATTACTGATCCAATGGTGCCGATGACTTCAACAGGTACGGTGCTGGATGCGCCTGAAATCCTTGGTACATTGATAATAGAACCTAGATTATCAAGTGAAATTCCTTCAGCATTGAATTTATTGAAAAAATCATACTGGCCTTTTGCATTCTGCCATACTTCTACTAATTCAAGAATTAGTGGAAGCAGGGTTATCATTACAATTTCATCTTCATCCGTATCTACACCAGAACCATAAGACGACCCTAATCTCACCTTTACATCTTCTATGATTTCTTCTTGTGTTTTTGCTACAAATCCAGTTGATGTTAATCCAGCCATATATTAATTCTTAGATGTTAATTGTAGTTGTTAGATTGATTTCACCTACTGTCGTATGAACTTGTGCGGTTAACTCCCCTGTTCTACCAACTTTAACGATATTGAAAGCTGTAAGTGCAGTCACCCCTCTTGTACTTATAATTGCTGCTTTGAGTTCATCCTGTGTGATCGTATCTGCCATTTCATGTCCAAATACATTGTTAAAATAGTCTACGCCATGGTTTACGTTTCTGTAATTTTCACCGAGATATGTATTGAGATTAACTATTATTCTGTTTTTAATCTCATCAATTTTGTCGACTGTTTTTAATTTCCCGTTTTTAAATGCAATATCAAAATACAAGAAATCACCATTTACATCAAATTTTTTTTCAATGAATAGATCCATTATATTGTTTTAGCTATTATTTTTAATGAAGTATGTACTTGAGCCAAAGTGTTCCCTTTTACACTTAATCCCGGAAAAGTATCCCCTCCCGAATCAGCTATGGTAATAATTTCTATAACCTGATTAAATAGATCTAATAACTCATTTGTATCATCCCCGATCTGAATTTTCTTTCCACTCTTTACAATGATTCGTCTTCCTACTGATGAATCAATCGCTAATGATGTAATGTCGATTAATGAATGATGAGTGCTAATAGGAATACATAAAGCATGGTTTAGAGAATCCTTAACTTTGTTATTAATATTTTGAGGAACAGTGGCATTTTGTTGTGTCCATTGCTCCAACGTTCTATCTAAAAATAAAACAAGTAATTCATCACCGAATACCAACTTAAAATCATCAACGGTTTCTGCATTTCCAGGATACAGAATTGGTACATTAACGACTGTTATTTCATTGCCATTTATATCTTTATAGTGTAATTTTATATTTGCAAATCTTGACCCTGAAGGGTCGACCTCCTCTGTTGAATATCCATTAAAAAACCCTAAAGCAAGATTGTATTTGTTGCGGTCATTAATATCAATAATTGATTCGACCGCACTTGATATTTCATGCTCAAACAATTAAATTCCCCAAATTATTCGCATCAATTTCACTATACCACCCGCTAGAATGTGTATCTCCACGATGTATTAGTGTTGTTATTTTTACTGTTTTTTCAAGTACACTTGATTTTATGTTAACAGGTTGGAACAACCTATAATCAGCCCTTAAATAACTCAAAACTTTTGTCCCTGTGTCTGTATAAATTGGACTGCCTATCATTCCCGTATCTTTATTTATTTGGATTTCAGGCAGTTCAGTAGATAAAGTTGGGGACCTTACATTAAACCCTTCATTGTCATAGTAAAATACGAGACCAAAAGTTTTAGTTATTTCATTTAAGACTTTCGCCGCTGGACCCGATGCTCCAAATTTCGTATTATACCCCCCTTTTTTTTCAGCAATAGATAAATCAACCGCATTAGATAAGTTTTCGTCGAATTTTTGTGCTCTTTTTATTATGAACCTATTATCCTTATCTGTTACTCCGCCTACCGGGATGATAATAGAAAGCCAATTTTTAACATGAGTCAATAGATTTGAATTAATCACTTTCACTGACTGGATAGTAACATTTTTACCTGAGCTTAAAGAGGTTCCGCATTCAAGAACAGTAATAAAATCACCACTTAACGGTCTTCTTACTGTCCATCCTCTACGAACTACACCGTCCATAATAATACCTGCATTTGTTTCATATCCTACAACAAGTTTAATACTCGGTCCTGTCCCAAAGTCATTGCCAAGAATATTAAAAACAAGACTTTTTCTCTTGCTTGGATCTAAATTATATATTTTTATGGTCCCTTGATAATATCTTATATCAATCGCTGCGGTGATATCAAAATTCATCCTTAGCGATTGACCAAATTCGTCTTGTTTTATAATATACTCAAACTTTGTCTGAGTTACAGGATTAGATTTTATACTCAGTTCCCAAAACCGATTGAAAAATTCTGCCACTATGGTTCCACATAAGCCATGGTTATTTCTTTTCCTATTCCAAAATTGTCGAAAAATGGTTTAGAAGTCCTGCCTGAATTTCTGACAGCTCCTAATTTACCGGGTGGAACAGAATTTTTGTAATGATAGGGTCCAAGTAAATCAATTCCATTAACAATTTTTATTCCCTGCACTGTTTCATCTACATCTAAATACCATGCAGCCCACCTATAAGACCAATCGAATCTTAAATCATAGACTTGACCCGATAGATTTGACGCTATTTTGAATAATACAGTACTATTTTGACCAATTCTCAATTCTATTTGGAACGTTGCCATTATTTTAAAACTCCAATGCTTGCAAGTGCTGTTTCACGTTCAACTGTTGATCCTACGGTTAACAGCGTTGTTGTTGATACAATTTTTCTATTTAATGCATCAATAGTTTTGATAGTCCGACTAGAAGTGGATAAAGAAATTACATTGACCACCTGTAGATCAGCTTGAAAAAAAACAGAAAATCCTTCCCGATCTTTAAGTAATTGAAGACTCGAAAATTGGACATTTTTAAACAAATGGAAGCCATCAAGCAGTAAAAATAGCCTATTAGATATAGATAATTCCAATAACTGATCAAATTTATTTTTAGCCCTATTCCTGATTGAAGGATCGCCAGCTAATCCATTGATTGTTGTTCCGGTAAGATTAGTAACTTTTATATCAGAGAAACCACCTTGAATTTGAATCCTAGGCGGAAGATTAGTTATATGGTCTGTAGTGTCTGTACCATCCTCGATTGGATTTTGAGTAATAATTTTAGGGTAATTTTCAGTAACTTTTTGAGTTATATCTATACTAATTCCACTAAAACCCCCCGCGCCCAAATCAAATTGGGTTAATATAGATATTGGATTTAAAAATGAAAAGTCCGCCATATTATATAATACCTATTCAAATACCTATTCAATACCTACTGCTTGTTCCCCATTTTGAGCCCTGACATTATTGAGTCCGGTCTTAAATTCACTAAAAATTCTTTCTGTTAATTCAGACGACATTTGAGATATTTCCATGCCATTTGCACCTTCAACTCTGATCGTTCCATTAACACTTACGTTAATGGATTTACCTTCATCACCGTTAGTCTTTCCTTGATTATTAGGTGTCAAGGTTGTTTCTGTTTTTGTTTCACTTCCAAATGGAAATAGGCTTTTTAAAAAATTGCCGACATCTTCAATATTCTCTTGTCGTCTAACTTCCATTCGCTCCCTACTTTTTTCGTTTCTTTGGGTCCTTCCACGGAAACTAGGGAGCTTGATATCACGGATGGGTTTTATAATCGATTTTATTTTTTCTTTATCTTTTTGTTTTTGGGCCTTGAATTCTTCTGGCGTAAAAAGCTGGCCTCTTCTTAGGGATGTCAATAACACATTAACAGAAGAAAGCATCCTTGTGAAAAATTCATTCATCTTTTTGCCCGGCGTAAATATATCGCTTAATAGATTTTGGAAAATATCAACTTGTCGCTGTAGATCTGTATTTCTCTCTTTTCCGAGATCGTTTAATCTTTCTTGTTGCGCTATTAATTGATCTAAAACAACCTTAAGTCTTAGTTGCTCCGTCAAATCTCCAAACGGTTTTCCAAAATTAGATTTTCGAATTAACTCTGCTAAATTTTTAATTCCTGGGATCAGAGCCTTAAGCGCATCAATATCACCTGATGCACCTCCGACAGCTTGACTTAGAAGAAGCGATACATCTTTAAAATCTAATTTATTTCTTGCACGATCTATTTTATCAAGAAGGGGGGCGAGTGTTTTTACTTGAGCAGTACTAATATTGAGTTGAGAAATAATTGCAGCACCAGATTGAGCTTGAATCTTACTTATCGCATCATTGTCTTTGGCTATCTGAGCAAAAATTTCCCTTATTCTTTTAGCTTCTTCAACTGACCTAGAGAAGAACTCTGTTTCTGAAATTTGTTTTTCAAAACTTAAAATTTGCCTGCCGCCTATCCCAATTGCAGAGGCTAATCCTAGCCCTATTTTTTTTGCATTTGAGATTAATCCAAAAAAACTTTTGTTCATTTTAGCGGTAAAATCATCTAAGTTTTTCTTGTCGGCTGGATTTATTTTAAAACTGATTCTATTTATAAGTTCTCTAACTAATGCCATAATTTTATTAATTGTTTAAGCTCACACGCAATTTCAAATTCTACATCATCATCATAAGTCCAGTATTTTTCTCTTTCGACAATTGAATAATGAAAAATTCCGTAAAAGAGCCCCCGCCATTTATTGATATCAATTAATTTCAGATACTCGGTAATTTTCTCTTCTAAGAATTCGTCTGGGAGTTTTCTGAGTTTTTCAAAGGCTCTTTTTTTTTAATCGCTTCCGCCGTTTGATAATAAACAATACTCATAAAAAGTTCCGGAATTGTATTTGGCGGTAAGTCTTCAAATGAAGCATTTGTTATTTTTGGGCTTACAATGCACTCCATAAAAACGTCCTTTACTCTTTTTACAATGTCTTTAGTCATATTTTTGAATTAAAATCAACTCTGATGTCATCTCATCATCAAAATTTAAATTTTTTCTACTGATCAATGTCATAAAAATAGACTGACATTCAATAGCAAGTGAAGCTCCCCCTTTTTCGATATCAAAAGAATTTTCACCAATAACTTCTGTTTTAATTTCCCCTTTCATATGTAAATTGTTGCTCCTGAGATTAATTGTAACGGGTATACCCAAGTTGCACCGTTCAAAGCCCATGATTCGGTAGGTTCATCGACAATGTACGCAACCGGGTATAATGATTTTTGTCGTAAATCATCTAGACTTAGACTAGCACCATTATCAAACATTGCAAAGGGAAAACCGATTTCACCAAAAGTCTGTAATCTAAAAAGTGCTCTAAGAATTCGGATGTCAGGAGAGGATTGAAGAATACTAAAATTGAATACCCTAGAGCTATTTCTGTTCATTTCCACAAAGGGTTCACCGAAAATACCCGTACTAAACTGAAATCTTGCAACGGGCTTATTGGAAGATATCGAAACCCAGTCTCTAATCTCAACAGAGGTAGGCAAGGGTAATTGTAGAGACTGAATTAAATCAGAAGGCAGTCCAATTGAAATCGTATAATCAGCAGGTTTATATACATTCATTAGGCGGGTGCTAATTTCTCACCGGGCAACATTCTTTCTACCATAAAATTCCAAGCTCGATCAGCAACGGTTGTTCCTATTGTATAGTCCGGTACTTTTGCAATTTTTGGATTTATAGAAGTCCAAATAACTATGTTTTCAGTGTTAGATATTCGTTTAATTTCCGCCACTTTCATTATCTTTCCGGCCTGTTGATCGATAAAAACCTGATTAAGGTTGTCATTTGTGGGAGACCCCCATTGGCAAGTAAAAACAATCAGACCTAAACTTGCTACCCTTTCAGTAAATTGTACATCTCCTTTAGCTCCTTCTATTGCTGCGGAAGAATCATTAACATAAGATACGGCCAAAAAATCCCCATCCGCATCACCTTGGCACACAAAGGTTATGTCATCAAACGTTGTCAGATATAGAGCGTGATCTAACGCACTGTAAGGTTTATTCGCCATTAATTTCCTATGTTGATAATGTTATCGTAGCTTCTAAATTATGAATTTTACCTCTGATATTTGCAAAAATCTTAATGCCTTGCAATAGCCGGGAGGTTTTTTCAGCATCAGGTATGCTAGCTAAATTTGGCATTTGGATCACCCAATCCTCACCTGAAAATTTACCGGAAGTAAAAGGAGTTAAAAATTTCTTTTCGAGTCCGTCATTAAGTCTGATCGCAATTTTGGTTTCCACTTTTTGAAAACCTAAAGCATCATAACCTAAATCACCTCCTTCATTTACCATCAATTCAAATAAATCAATTTGAAGATTTGATTCAAGCCAATCCGCCCCCCTTTGCACATCAATGAATCTACCAGAAGCAAGTTTTCCGCCGCCTCCATTAGTTTTTAGACCTCCTGTGACATTAGGTCCGGCAACGGTGGTAAACCAATTAATATTCTTTCCACCTAAATTAGTTTGTTCGGTTCCAGATAGGACATCTGTTGTTACCGCTGAAAGCCGCTGTAAATCCCATGTCCTTGAACCAGCATCTTGTGGAAGCATTTTACCGGAAATTGCAGAATCAACAAGATTAAATCTAACCCACAGTTCGGCGT